GCGGACTGGCGGCCGCCGCAATCTATCGGATGCGGGAACCCATGTACGACGCGGCCGGGAAGGCATTGTTGGTTTGTGCGTGTTATGACATAGTCCAGGATGCAAACGGGGCGAAATGACATGGGCGAAAAACGCACCCCGGCCGAACGCGCCGCCATTAAAAAGCCCGCCAAGAAAACTGCCGGCGGCCGTGGCGGTAAATTGGAGAACTACCTCAAATTGGTGCGTAGTTCGTTGGGGTTGTCGTTGCGGGACGTGGAGCAGGGGTGCGGGGTACCGAACGCCACGCTGTGCCAGGCTGAGTACGGGGCCGAAATTACTCTGTCGAACGCAATGGCCCTGGCATGGTTTTACGGCAAGAAGATCGAGGAATTGTGGGTGCCGGTTCGCGGCCCGAGGGCGAAATGATGGCAGATGACATATTCGTTGTCATTGCGGAACGGGACAAGCTGCGCAAGGAACGGGATCGGTTGCTGGCGCTCCGTGCGTCATGCACCAAATCGATAAAGCGCATTCGTGACGAAATAAAGAAGCTGGACGCGGAAATTGTGGAATTGGCGGTGCGGAAATGACCGACAATACCCCGTCTGTATTCACGATTGACGAGGGCAATCTGCACGGCGAATGGCTGAAGCAGCCATCATTAACGCGCAAGGCCGGGGTGCGGGTAGCCGACGCCAAGCACGCCGTATCGCAGGCCAAGGCGGCGCATGCGGTGGCCCTGGCCGAGGCGGCGCGTCGTATCCGCCGTGACCCGGAAAAATATGGGCTGAAGTCCAAACCGGCCGAGGACGCTATCAAATCGGCGGCGATCCTGGACCCGGACGCCCGCGCCGCCTTGGACGCCGTTCATGACGCCGAACATGCCCTGGACGTATGCGAGGCCGAATCTGCGGCTATGTCCGACCGCCGTCGGGCGCTGGAACGGCTGGTGGAACTGCTGGCGATTGATTACTACGCCGAACCTCGGGCAAAGGGGCCGGTAGGGCGCGAGGTAGTAGCGAACGGGAACAAGGCGGCCGCCCGCGGGCCGGTGCGGACGCCGGGCAACACGCATGCGGTACGCGAGAAGGTGCCGGTATATGCCGCCGCATACGAACAGGAACGGAGTGTGGCGGATCAGGCGGGCACGTACGCGATGTTCGCGGGGCCTACGCCGGTCCTGGGGGAACTGCTCGAAACGGTTCCGCATGGCGAAGAACCGGCCGTCGTGTTCCGGTTCGATCCGGACGGTACCGAAACCGCCGTGTTCGATTGGAGCCCAGATACGGAGACGTGGGTGGAAATTAACCCCGCGGAATAGGAATGCGATAGTGAATAAGCACCCCGGTTATTGGGACGGTTTCTGGGATTGGTTTGATCGGAATGCCGTTGTTTGCGTGCTTCTCCTTTTAACCGCTACGTTGTGCGGTGTCGTGAAGGACGGCTGCGATGGTAAGGACAAAATGAAACAATTCGAGGAACGGATCGAACGGCTGGAGGCCCCCAAATAGACGGGGAACGCGATGATCGAATGCTTGGGGATTGCGGCCGTTGTGGTTGTGACCCTTCCGGTTCTGGTGTTTTTCTGCGTCAAACTAGGGCGGTACGCCTGGCTGGCGGCCGACCGCAAGTTCGCGCGCAACAATGCGAAAGGACGGTAGCAATGGCAGGACGTGATAGGGACGAGGGACGGACGCGGGGCCCGGTAGACGCGGGCCGCCGCGTTACCGAGCATAGTTCGGGGGACCGGCAGTCCCTGAACATCCCCACCGGGTTGGGATTGTGGGCGCCCAAGAAGCCGGGTGCCTACAAGATCGAAATCATCCCGTTCGTTGTCGGCCCCGCGGCCGAGAAGTTCACCCTGCGTAAATACGCGGAGGTGGACGACCTGTACTACGAACGGACGTACTGGAACCACCGGGGAATCGGGGTCAACAACGACGCCTTCGTTTGCGCCGCCAAAAACTTCGGGCAGAAATGCCCGATCTGCGAGCACCGGGCGCAATTGGCGCAATCGCCAAAGGCGGAAAACGAGGAGATGGTCAAGGCGCTATCCCCGCGGGAACGGCAGCTGTTCCTGATCGTGGACCATGACGATTTGGGCAAGGGCGTTCAGTTGTGGGAGATTTCCTACGCCCTGTTTGGCAAGCATCTGGACGCCAAGGTGGCCAACGCCGACGAGGAGGACCGGGTTCGGTTCCGCCGGTTCGCCGACCCGGACGAGGGGTCGACCCTGAAATTAATGGCGACCGAGGAGTCCATGGGGCGCAACAAGTTCCTGGAATTCTCGGTTGACGAATTTCGCCCGCGCAAGGCGCAGCTGGACCCGGATTGGCTCGACCACGGGTTCTGCCTGGACGACATGGTCCGGCTGGTCCCCTACGCCGAACTGAAGAAGATCTTCCTGCAGACAGGCGAGGACGATTCGCAGGACGATACCCGCGCCCGGGGAACCGCCCCACGCGGCAACACCCGCGCATCCGAACCGGAACCGGCGCCCGCCCGAACGTCCCGGGCCGCCCCGGCTAAAAACCCACCGTCCGGGGTGAACGAGGACCGGGTGGTTCAAACCACGTCACCGTCCGCCAACGGCGCCCCGCCCGCATTCCGCGCCGGGGACGAGGTTGAATTCGATTATCGCGAAAAGATCGTGACGGGGGTTGTGTTCAGGCACGACCCGGTTAAGGGAATTGTCGAGGTCACCGTTGCGGGGCGGGAACGGCCCCAGGTGGTGGACGACGTTGACGTGCGCCTGCTGGCCCCGGAACCGGCCCCCAAACCGCGCGAGCGCCCGGCCGAACCCGAACCGGCGGACGAACCCCCTGCGCGCCGCGGCCGGGCGGACGAGGATCCGGACCCGCCGCCGCGTTCGGCCCGGCGGGCGCCGGCGGACAACGAGGACCCGCCCGCAACCCGGCGCCCCGGTCCGGCGCCGAAGAAGTCCCAGGATTCCGATTGGGACTGATTCCGGAAACGATGGGTTAACGGGCGGGGTAGGCGGGAACACCGTGCGAATGGGCGACGCACAACCGTTTACCCCGCCCGTTTCTATTCCCGGGGGAGTACCATGTCCGACTTTTCCGATCTGTCGAAATGGCACGTGGAACACGATCGGCAGATTCTGGCCACGTCTACCGAGGTGGATGAGAAGAGGCTTAGGGGTATCGTAGATCACATGCGAATGCGCGCCGAGGTGGATACCCCGACCCCCGTTACAATCGGTGACGAATCGATTACCGTGGGATATGTTCGTCACCCCCGGATTGGACGAAACGAGCTGGGGTTTGTGATCATTGCGGATTTGTGGCTGCAGGGTTGTATGCCATTATCCGCCGAGGTGGGTCGGGGAATCGGCCAGGTGCGTCTTTTACCTAGGGTAGAGTAATGGCAAAGAAGGCAAGACCGGCAATTGACGTCGAGGCGGCCAAGGCGCGCCTGTCAACCCCAACGCCCCGGGTACCCCCGATCCCGCCGGCCGATTTCGTATCGTTGGGGCTGACTGTACCGAACCTGGCAATATCCGGGCGCACGAACTGCGGGATACCGAAGGGGAAATACCTGTACTACGTCGGTGATTCCAGTAGCGGCAAGACATTTTTTAGTCTGGGCATGGCGGCCGAGTTGGCGCGCAACAATCACTTCGACAATTACCGAATCATTTACGACGCTAGCGAGAACGGCGCCCTGATGGACGTGCCGTTGTATTTCGGGCAGGCGCTGGCGGACCGCCTGGAACCACCCCGGGGCACGCGGGAGGAACCGATTTACTCCCGCACCGTAGAGGAATTCTATTTCAACCTCGACGCGGCGATGGACGTGGGGCCGTGTTTGTACATCGAGGACAGTATGGACGCCCTGATAGCGGCCGAGGACGAGGAACGGTTCGTTGATGCGCGGGCGGCCTATGAGAAGGCAATCGAAACCGGCAAACCCGCCCCGGAGGTATCCGGTACCTACGGCATGGGTAAGGCTAAGGCAAATTCCCGCAACATAAACCGGATTGTGCAGCGGCTGCAGGAAACCGGCTCGATCCTGGTGGTAATCAGCCAGACGCGGGACAAGATCGGCGGCCATATCCCGAACCAGAAAACCCGGGGCGGTGGCCGGGCGCTTCGGTTCTACGCGCACGTCGAGATATGGACGTCGGTACGCGGGCCGATTCGGGTAACGCGGGTGGGCAAGGAACGCGAAATCGGGTCGATGCTGCAACTGGACATTCAAAAGAATCGGATTAGCGGTTGGGAGGGGAAGATCACCGTCCCGTTCCTGCGCAAGCTGGGACTCGATGAGATGGGATCGTTGACGAATTATTTGATTGACGAGGGCCATTGGGAAAAGTCCAAGTCCGGCAAGATCACCGCCCCCGAATTCAAGTTCGAGGGCACCGCCGAGGCCCTGATCGGACATATCGAGGAGACCGGGGCCGAACGGGAATTGCAGCTGCTGGTGGGCGACGTGTGGCACAAAATCGAGGCGGCATGCGCCCCGGTACGCAAATCGAGGTATTCGTGAGGGTACGCGAGTACGTCCTGGAACGCCTTCTGGCGGATAAAATCCGCGTGCGGGTTGAACCCGACGGTGACGGGCAGCCCCAACCGGCCGTTTACTACTACCACGCTCAGAATCGTCGCTGGTACCGCAAGATAGCCGATTAC